CAGGTGTATGGCCCTAACATACAATGCAATGGGTCAACTATGACTTTTAGTCCGTTCTACATGGGCAACGATTCCGAACCTAGAGATCCAGATGGATATGTCATAAGTGAGAACTGGGGATTCCAGCTTAACTTTATGGTGCCACTGGACAGAGAAGGTCTCAAGCAATGTAGGCGGATAGCTAAACGTCAAGAAGAAAAGATGCAGCTAGACTTCGAGCTTGTACGAGCATTGAAGTGTGCAGAGCTGCAGCAAAGAGGTTTTACTATACGACCTAACACAAGAGTATATCACATATGCTCAGATATAGTACCAATACAATCATTACTACCTAAACAAAATGCTAGCAATTCTAAAACCAATCGTTTTAACATTTTTAAAAAGTGACAAGTTTAAAGGCTTCGTCGTTGATCTACTCGAAAAGCTAGTCGAGCAAACTGATAATAACCTTGATGACAAGGCATTAGCTATAGTTAAAAAAGGACTTGATATAGAATGACAGATACCAGAGTAATACCTAAGAAAGCTGGCGAGGAAAGTTTTAACGAACTCCACTACCTTGTAACCGAAGAGTTCTTACGTAAAATAAAGTGTGGTGAAGCAAAAACTCAAGACTTAAAAGCAGCATGTGATTGGCTAAAAACTAATGACATAACAGGTGTTGCTCTTGAAGGCAGCCCACTTGACAAACTAGCTTCGATAATACCGAAGGTAGATCCAGAATTAGTAAAGAGCAGACTTTATGGCAAGACCCGGACCTAAACTAAGCAAGAACCCCGGTAGAACTGCAAGATTCTACAGGAAGAACAAAGAGTCGCGTGAGAAGCATAGACGCACACAGCGAGCTATTAACAGCACACCAGAGAAGAAAGCGTATAGACGTGATCTACTTAAGATACGTAGAGAGCGTAAACCCGGCAGCCAAACAGATATGTCACATAAAGGTGGCAGAATAGTTGCTGAATCACGCAAAGCAAACCGTGGACGTGGCGGAGCACGACGAACTTAATGACACCATTACTACCAACACCTGATTACTATTTACACAACCTAATAACCATGACAAGTTCAGAGTCAAAAAGACTATGGAGAAGAGCTATAAAAGAGCATTTTAATTGTCAATGTGTTTATTGCGGAGGATTTTATGAACTACACAACCTTACAATCGACCATGTACAACCTAAGAGCAAGGGTGGTCAAAGCGTTACGAGGAATGTTGTACCCTCGTGTACCCGGTGCAATCAGGCGAAAGGTAGCACTCACTGGCTCGACTGGATGAGGTCGACATTCGGACAGACCGAGCGAGAACAAACTATACTACAACATATACAATGAATGAAGAAGTAGATTCTACAGCTATCATCAACGAGATCATTGGTCCTGATGAAGAAGAGCAAGAAGCAGCGTTTGAGATAAATAGAAGAAAGCTAAACGAAGCAAGACAGAGACAGAATGAAGGTAGAGCACAACGGCAGCTTGAAGCTGTAAATAAACTTATACCAGAGTTTACTGTAGCAGATATTTCTGAAGGTTTATCAGACATGAAGGCTACTCAAACAGGTGCCATGCTTGGCGGTAGTATTGTTGGAGAATACCTACCTTTACCTAAAGGTATAGGATCAGTAGCAGGGGCTGGTACTGCTTTAGCAGCTAAAAAACTTGTTATTGACCCAATAGTTGATGAGGTATTTAACACAACTAGAAGCATATTTAATATAGCTAAAGAAGCTCCTTCTGGACGTATGTTTGGTGTTACAGCTGGAGGTGAAGGCATTAAAGGTGGCGGTAGATACGTTAATCCAACAAAGAAAAATCTAGAATATTTTAATAAGATAGGGTTTACTGGAACCAATAAACTAGATATACAGACTATGTTGTATGGTATTGATGATCGCGGTAAACCGGCTATGAGTCAGTACATACGTAGAGCTATAAAAGCCGGTATTGCAAACGAGACTTTTAACTGGGGAGCATATGACAAAACTAGAAAGGTTTTAGTTAAAGATTACCTAGACGGTCTACAAGATCTTAAAATAGATCCGTCGACGATACATGCACACCATATATCAGCTTTACGTGTTACAGCATCATTGTTCGACGGTCTAACACCTATACAGCGTAAAAAGCTACTTAAGATCTTTCAGAAAGAAGGTTTAGCACTAGGAAACAGTCCTGACAACTTAATGGCTTTGCATAACAGTGTTCACTTAGATGTTGTACACCCGTTTTTAGAAAAACAGCTTGGTAAGTATGGACAGCTGCTACTAGATCCAGCTAGAATGAAAAGACTGAATCCTAGGCAAAGAGAAGGTCTAGTTAAGAAATTTGCGAATATTATTAGACATTCAGAAGAAGTAGCTCTAGATGCTAGCAGAACATGGCTAGACGAGGCTTTTACAGGAGCAACACCAGATCAGGCATTAAGTGTTAAGCTTGATATGTTAGATGAGGCATTTAACGAAAGAATAAAAGGTTTAAGATTATTAAAAAATAAACTTGATAATATTGGACCTTATTTACCTTATATGTCAGAAGATGCACCTATTCCAGAAATACTTAAACGTAGAGCAAGAAAAAAAGATGGTAAGAAGTTATTAGATAAGCTATTAAAACCATATGACAAAGATCAACTTACAATATGGGATATAGACCCAGAAACCTTTGGTAAAAGAGGCAATATATAAATGACAATTAGTATTTTTCCAGTACCAGTACATAACATTAGTATTGCTGGGTATGATGAGATAAAGGATGACTTAGTTAAGTATGCATACAATCTTAAGGATTCTGATCCTACAGGAGTGCAGAAAAGTAACTACGGCGGATGGCATTCGGCTGTGTATGAGCTTAATAATCCAGACGATATGCTACAAACATTGTTAATGCAATCTATACAAATTTTACCTTTACACGAATCATACCATATTAGTGCTTCTTATTGGGTTAATATTAATCCACCCAAGTCTTTTAATGCTAAACATAACCATCCAGCATCAGATTTGTCTGGAGTGTTATGGATAAAATGTCCGGAAAACTGTGGTACTCTTTTATTTGAGAATCCACTTTTATTCCAAGACTTTAAGTCTATCAACGCATATACTGAAGAATTTAAGAAAGCAAACAATCAATATTTTAGTTATGACTTTAAGCCAGCTGAAGGGATGGCTATAGTATTCCCTGCTCATATACAGCATAAGGTAAGAGAGAATACATCAGATGAAGATAGAATATCAGTGTCATTTAATCTAACCTTATCACAAAACAAACACTATGAAGGACAATGATATAGTAACCGCCCTTAAAGAAGATTTCAAGCTTTTCCTACAGGCATTGTGGGATCAGCTTGACCTACCACAACCTACGAGGGCACAATATGCAATTGCAGATTACTTGCAGAATGGTCCCAAGCGACTACAGATACAGGCGTTTAGAGGAGTTGGTAAGAGCTGGATTACTGGTGCTTTTGTTCTTTGGACTCTATTTAATGACGCCGAAAGAAAGATAATGATTATATCTGCATCTAAGGAAAGAGCAGATAACATGTCTATATTCTTACAAAAACTAATTATTGAGACACCTTGGTTGGCATACTTACAGCCAAGATCAGATGAGAGCAGATGGTCACGTATATCGTTTGACGTTAACTGCTCACCGCACCAAGCACCTTCTGTTAAGTCAGTAGGTATTACAGGACAGTTAACCGGATCTCGTGCAGACCTAATTGTATTAGATGACGTCGAGGTGCCGGGTAACAGTATGACGGAGTTTATGCGTGAAAAGCTACTACAACTATGTACTGAAGCGGAGTCGATCCTTACCCCGAAGGACGATAGCCGTATTATGTATCTCGGGACTCCTCAGACTACTTTTACTGTTTATCGTAAGCTGGCAGAGCGTTCGTATCGTCCCTTTGTTTGGCCCTCCCGATACCCAAGAAAAGACAAACTCAGTCAGTACGAAGGACTCCTAGCACCACAGATACAGGAAGACCTTGATATGGGAGCTGACGAGTGGAGTGTTACAGATCCCGACAGGTTTAGCGAAGATGACCTAG